TAGATTTACATTTAACAAGAAAACCTGCATTTTGCAATATAGTTAAATCTGTTCTGCCACCAGCAGATGTTTTTCTTTGTCTTGAAGCTGGGTCAGGATAAATAATGATTTTTTGTTTAGGGTATCTAGTTAGCAATTCATCAATAAATTCATCTGTATTAGAACTATAAAGAACTATTTCATCAAACACATAAGCAATATTATTTTTAATATGAAATAAACAAGCACTCATGGGAGAAATATTAAAATCTAATCCTACATGAATTATAGAGTCCTTATCATAAACACATTTCTTAACATTATCTTCTCTACTAAAATTATAATAGACGACACCTGCATAGGTTTCAAATGAAGCTAAATATTCTTGTCTAAAGGTTCTCTCATCTAAATCCTTCATGGCTTGGTCTATTTCATCTTGTTCTACTTGACCGCCTTCTATTGTTGTATATTTGAATGACTTCCACTCAGGGTCAGTTCCTAATCCTCGTTGATATATTTCATAAGACCAATTACCAAATCCTCTTGGAGTTCCTACAAACAAAACATTACCAGTTACATATCTATCTGAGATTGTGGGTCGTAATACTTCAGTCCATGCCTCTTGTGGAATATCTGCATATTCATCAAGTAATAAAAAATCTAAACCTACACCTCTTAAATTGTCAGGAGATTTATCAGCACCTTTTAAACTTATCTGACTTCCATTTCTAAGTATTAAATTTAATTCTGTTTCATTTGTATATTTAATCCATTTATGGTCAGTTACTTTTTTCTTTAATTGTTTCCACATTATTTCTTTAGCCATTCTGTATGTGGGTGCTACATAAAATATTTTTGAGTTAGGTTTTCTACTTGCAAATCTAAGTAGTTCATACATAGCAAGATGAGTTTTGCCGAATCTTCTTCCAGTAATTAATACTCTAAATCTAGCCGGGCATTTATAGACATCTAACTGTGGTTTGCTAAATGCCATTAATTTTATCTTGAAGCTTTTGTATTTCTATTTCTTTGATTTGTAGTTCAAGATTTAATCGGTCTATTTCTTTTTTAAGGTTGTGAATGATAACTTCTAAATCGTTTGACCCTCTATGGTTTTTATCAATCATATCTTCCTTGCAAACATTTAAACTCTAAGTTTGTATATTGTATTTCTAATTCTTTAAAGATGTCCATTACATTATCTAATCTTTTAAATCCATTCTCAACACATTCACTATGCGTTTTATAATAGGTTATATTACTCTCTTTAAAGTATAATGGTTCTGGTAATCCATCATTAAATAACAGAACTCTAAATAGCAGATAAAATTCCACTATTTTTTTTTATTCTGATATGCCCTCAAATACCTTTTACCTAAAGCAACTGCCTCAGGTTTTGATTTACCGAAATAACCCCATGCTTCTAAGCTAAGTTTTAACCTTGTCTTGCGTCCTGCATCATCAAATAATCTACCTCTTGAACTTCCCATTCTAACTAGGAATGAACCTTTGCGTCTATATTCTGTTAAGGTATCTGGTCTACCTTTAACTGGTGGTCTTAGATTGCTGCCAGTTGCTCTGTTATATCGTGAACGCCCTGATGAACTTAGTCCACCTTTTGGATTTTTATCTGAACTTCTTAAACTAAACTTAACCATCTTTTTTAGTAGTTATTCTTATTGGTGCTTGTCTCCTTACTTTTAGATTGTGTCTTTTGGTAAGTATATTAACCACGCAACTAGAACAGCTTTTAAGTGCTACCTCTATATTTCTTAGTGGTTTTTTGCAGAATATACATTTACTCATCTTTAATTTCTATAAATAAATTTCTTATACTTCATTACCCCAACAATCCCAACCATCTACTTTTTGTCTAGCGAATAATTCTATTCTTGGTAAATCTCCGCAAAGTTCTACTATCTTGTTTCTAATTATATCTGGTTTTTTTGAATGCGTTGTTCTTTTTGCAAATACTAATCCTTTTACATTATTTTTTTTTTTTATATTTTTTAATTTTCCTTTTAATCCTATCAAACAAATTTCTGTTGATTTTAATGTATAAGCACCAAAGTTATAACAGTAAGAACCTGACTTGTATTGTTTAACCCAAGTAAATCCTATTGTTTTATATTTAAAACCCCAAGAATTTATAACATCTAATGCTTCTGGTAAATGACTGTCAGTAGTCCATAAAAATAAAATACAATCTTCACTAATAATTGTCTTAACTGGTAAATTTTTTATTTGTTCTATCGGCATTGTAGAATAGTGATGTTCTAATTTTTTTTCAAAACATCTATTTGAATCTTGATATATTGAACTGTTAAATTCCCAAGCTGGGTCAGCATAGATGATGTTATATTTCTTTTTTGGGAATGGTATCATTTGTAAGTTCTTCTATATCAACAATATCTGTGATTGGTAATGGAGTAGATTCTTCTGACTCTACAATGTTAGGATTTTGTTTTAGATAAACTCTACCAAGATAAATAGCCATCATACTAGAGTTAAGTTTTGTAGCTATATCAAATTGTGTTTTACGAATATTCTTTTTTGCAACATTAACCCCTTTGTCGTATGCTTCTAATGCTTGTTCATTTCTATACAAAGTGGCTCTATGACAACCTATAATATTTGCCACTTCTTCCTTAGTACACATATAACTGGCTAAATCTTGTATTTGTTGCAATACCTTAGGTGTAAATTCAAATGGTGGACGACCACCTTTATCTATTACTAGCATATCTTTACCCATATTGACCGATTATGTTCGTTAATCGTGTAATTATTATTTTTTAAGGGAATTGTAAATATAATCTAGTAACTGCGGATTGTCGTGTAGAAGATGGCATAAAGCATTTGCCATACTGTTACATATTTTTTCTTCATCTTTTTTTTTTGTTTCTTCATCTAAACAGTATTCATCAAAGATAAAATGACATAATTCATGGATTAAAGTGTTAGAGGATTGAATAAGGTTTAGGTCTTGGTCTATTGTAATCGTCTCAGTATTAGAACAGTATTCCCCAAGTATTTTTCTTTTCTCTGCGACTGAAGCTGGGATTTTTACTATCTTTATTTTTTTGCTTCCAAACCTAATTATATCAGGTAGTTTCATATTCTGTTTTTTCTACTTCCTTAATAGCTAATGCAATCTGTCTTGCAATTTGAGGTACAATAGAATTGCCAAGAGCTTTTATTCTGTTGGTTCTATCTTTGTCCAGTTCATAGGATATCCCATTAGGAACTCCACAAAATTTGGATTGAGTTTGCCACCAAGTTTGTTGTCTTTCAAAACTTGTCTTGGTAATGAACTTTTTTGGTCTCTGCTCTTTTTCCAAGTTGTGTTGTATGCTGCATCCTTGTAATCTCTTGATACTGGAGTTGGATACATCTTTTCCAGATATAGCATTGTATCCGATAGTTTCGCACCGAATGTGTTGTTTGGTTTGTTCTTCTTGCGTAGAATAAAACCTCCACTCTCTGTCATCTCCACTCTTGAGCTCTGTTCCCCTCCCTCTACGCAACCTGCTGTCGGAGTTGGGTACATCTTTACTGCTACTGTTAATGGTGTTCCTCCCTGTTTGTATTTCTTTGTTCTCTCTGATGCTGAGTCTTGCGTTGGAGTTGGATAAAGTTTCATAAATGCTGGTAGCATTATCTGATGTCCCTTTTTCTTTATGTTCCTTGCGTACTCCCCATTGTCTTTTACATCTTGTTTCCACATTCCTTGAGTTGGTGTTGGAAACATTGTGTTCGGAGTTGGCAATAATCCACACTCGTTTTCGTTGATGCCACGCACCGATGCCTGAAGCTGGAATAACAAGACATTGGATTTTGAAACCCTCGTTTTCCAAATCAGTTTGCACCTGTCGGAGTACCAAGCCATTGTTGATGTTAATAATACCCTCAACATTTTCCCCAATAACCCATCTTGGTTTGACTTCCCTAATAACTCTAAGCATTTCATCCCAGAGGTAGCGATCATCTGCTGTTCCTTTTCGTTTTCCTGCAACGCTGAATGGTTGGCAAGGAAATCCTCCTGTAATAATATCTGCTGCGTATCTTTCTCCTTTGACATTTCTTATATCCTCCTCAATGTTAATGTTAGACCAATGTTTTCTTAAAACCTTTTGGCAAAATTTATCTTTCTCTACAAAGCCAATCGTCTCAAAAAAACCTGTACTCTCAAAACCTAAACTAAAACCACCAATACCAGAAAACAAATCTAATAATTTTAATTTCATTAATTATCCTAAATTTTTTTACTTAATAAATGAAATTTATCTTCTTCTTTTTCTTAAATCAGTATCGTGTTTTCTTGAACCTCGTATAAAAGAATTAACTCTAGCCATAGCCCAACCTGCCATTGATATTTTAGGTCTTGAACCAGATGATAGATATGCACCTTGACCTCTTGCATATACTTTTTTTAATTGAGATAGAGTTACAGATTTTCTGCCTTTAGCTTTTGCTCTTAGTATTTTTATAACACCACTTGATAGTGCCATTATTTTACTCTTTGTTTAAACATTGATTTAGGTATTTTTCCACCAGTTTTATAAATATCACTCATTGTTTTTATAAGACTTGCTCGTGAAGTTCTTGCAGAACCTTTTAGTCCTGAGAGATATTTTTTTGGAAGTCCAGTTGATTTATCTTTTACTACTTTTCTTACCATTTTTCTTTTTATAAATTCTATAAGTTCCTTTGGCTTTTTTATTTGTAATCAAAGCTGATAAACTTGTTGAGGTTGTTTCATTTACCATATTTCAATTTAAGATGGTTAATGTTTCGGATTATCTCATTCGTATAATCTTGGCTACTAGAAAATTTATTTAAAGTCTTTGCTAAAATTACTGGGTCTTTGTTATACTGACGGATTTTTCTAAATTCTGTGTAATGATGTGAAGTGTTTAATAGGTTTATATAATATTTAACTGACTGGCATTTTGATTTAAAAACTCTTATTCTCCAATTACTATCAGGGTGGACTCTATGAGGAAGCACACCTTCTTTTGACCATATTCTAATTCCAAAAAGGTTTTGTGCCTCTAATGCAAGTCGTGATGTGCCATAATTAGATTCAACAACTGCTTGGGCTAATATTAGAATAGTTGGTATCTGCTCGTCTTTATCTAGGTCTAAGTTAAGGTAATTAATACATTTTGTTGTGGAATTTATAAAATCTAGGTTGGATTGATTTATTATCTTGGGTTCAAAGATACCAATAGATTTTATTTCATTAATAGTTTTTCTCCGCAGTTCTTCCTTGATGTAATCGCTAGGAAAAAAAGTACCGATTACAAAAGCTATCAATAGAATTAAGAACCCAACTGTATAGTTATACAGTTTTTGAGATATTAAATTAATATTCATTAAAGGCATAGATGCCTTCCAGCTAATGCTATCTATTAATTAATTAGTCCTCAGAATCTTCTAAATCTTCAGAGTCATCT